TGTATCCACTGCTTCTCGGTAAGCGATGGTGTTGGTGTACCGCCTTGCAATGTTATAACAAGACCATTGGTAGTTGTCAATGTCTTTACGCTATCGAAGTAGGACAGCACCACATCAAGTGCTGTCCAGTTAGGCAGCTCGCCCGCCCCGAGCTGCGTATAGCAATCAACCTGGAAGTTACCAGTCCAATGGAAGCACCCATTTAGTCCTCCGCCGACGCGTATACGACTGACGGCAACGATCTTCGCTGCCCACCACGGAGTTAGTGGGGAGGGGGCATACGACTTATTCGGCCACGCCGTATTAGCCTCATCGTAGAAGGGTCCGGACATAAAGGCGGACTGAAATGCCTGCCCTACCTCTGCGATTGAAATCCTCATTTGGAAAGCCCCGCCATAACCTGCGCAACGATGGACGGATACTCCGCAACCGTTTGTGCAACGAAGCCGCGCGGCTCTTGGTGGTAACTTCGGCCCAAGGAGTCCGTGCCCACGAAGCCGTATTCCAGGCGACGGCCATAGGTGACGGGATTGACAATCGACACGGTATCGCCCGCTACCGCCATTGCAATGGCCGCGCCGGGGGTATTACCCGTATCGCCTAGCGTAACCGTTGCCCCATTGACAGCGTCGATCCAACAAGACCGGAAGTATCCGGTGTCAACCGGGCTAAGCTCCTTTACGCGCGTCATTAGCGCCATGCAGACACCACGTAGCAGCGCCGTATTATCGGCTGCCGTCTTATCTGCCCAAGCCTGTACTTGGAGGGAAAAGTCGGCCATTACTGCACGTTCAACCCAAAGCAAACCGTGCGATCGGCGGCCTGCAAGGGAAACGACTGAACAACACGGTATTCGGTAGCCCCCTCGATGACTAAGTCCTCTGTATTCGGAACGGGGATTGCATTGCCAAACCTGTCAATCGGCAGCAGCGTGATACGGCGGCTGACATTCTGCGTGATAGTGCCATCGAACACTTGCACGGTGATGCGCTTGGAAATGCCGTAGACGGTGTAATCGACGTATGTGTTGGTGGGGTTGGGTCCGGTTCCTGGCGTTATGCGACGATAGGTAAACGTCCGCTTTAGCGTGGAAATCATCTGCGCCACTTGATAGACAGATTGATCCGCGAGCAATGTCATAGCGGGTACATCCAAGGCACATTCTGGATGGGCACGACGTTTGGGTTGTCTTCAATGCCCAGGACAAAGTTTGGCGTAACCCTGTCGTTGTTCTGTTGCTGTTGCAGCTTATCCGCCACGCTGATACCGCCCGCATAGGGGACTGCTCCGCCGACCTGGAGCGCCTGACCTTCAAGCATCGCGGCGAGGTTCTCAAATTGCTTTTGGAGATTGCTGAGGTGAATGCTCGTCCCATCGGAGCTTGTCGTTGCAAGCCTCGCGAACCGAGCTGAAACCGTGCGGGCACATGCCGACGCGATGGTATAGTTGTTCGTACTACTCCCCATAAACAGTTGAATTTCCCCATCTTGCAGAAGGGGGTCATTGGCGTCGGTATCGCCATACAGAAGGCGGATAGCGTCCATCGGCACGTTCGCGGGATCGCCCGTATAGGTGAATGGCATAGCTTTCCCTTCTCTTAGACTACCCTGTATGATGCCATAAAAGGGCGTAGACGGCGAGCACAATATCAGACGCTAATGGCCCCGGTTGTTTCCAGCCGGGGCCATCGTGCAATGGGCATCTTATGGTGGCGGTTAGGTTGCCGAACCAAAGAAGTAGCCCAGGTCGGCCGAAACGAGCTTCGGAGCGAAGCTCATCTCGATTTCCACGCGGTCCGAAGCCAAATGCTCCATTCGGAACATCTTGATACGGTTGCCATCAGCACCGGCACCCAGATAACCCGTCCATGAGAACGTGTAGCCCGCAGTTGGGGTCATGAGACCAGGGGTCGGAGTGGCATAGCACAGCAGCGCGTTGTTGCCGCCGATGAAGGAGTGGACATTGGCCGCACCCTCATGCGCCGTGTTCTCGATGGCGTTCATCACCACTAGCTCACCAACCTCGAACAGGTTAGCAAGGATGGCCTTGTTGACCACCGCCGGGGTGTTGGCCGATCCGCCGGTCTGGCCGTACTTGACGCGGTCGATGATCGACGGGGCGTCAAGAAGGGCATCATAGACCTGACGTCCCAGAACGAGCTTGTTCGGCTCGAAGCCTGTCGACTGGAGAATGGTACGCTTGGCCGTGCGGATATCCTGGATGGGGGTTGCCGTGGCACCGCTCCACTTCAGGAACTGCGGGCCGCTGGTGATCGTCGACACGCCAACGTAGTCGTTAGTCCAAATGCTTCCTGTGAAGAAGCTGCTGGTCCAAAGCTTCTCACGGCGGATCAGCGCCTTAGTCGTAACGAAGACGGTCGCCTCGCGGTCCAGGTTCAACGGGTTGTCCGCATTGGCACGCAGGGGATCGGCGATGTCGCGGTGATAGGCGTAGGTCTCGCAGTAATAGGTCGGGGTGTTGTCGACCGTATAGCCGCCGCCAGCCGACTCGGTGCCGGGCGCGCGAACCTGCATTTCATCCCGATTGAAGTTGCCGCGATCATAGGTGTAGTACCGATCGGACTGCTTCGGGACGGGAATATTGGGGAACACGTTGGTCGCGACAAAGTTGGTCGCATCCTGGATAAACGCAACGCTGACGTTCGTCAGCGGTTGATTGACGTGGACGTCAGAAAGAGTCGGACTCGGCATCGAAGTCTCCTATTGCCCAGGGGCCACATACTTCAGGGAGCACTATGCCCCCTGAGCAAGAATAACGTTACAGCGTCCGGCGCTTCCACCGTACCAGCAGCTTCGCCCCAGAACTCGAGGTGCCGCCAGTGTTGTTGATGGTATTGGTTGCCGTGATCGTGAACTGCGAGGTCAGATCGGTGATATCCGTAACTGCCGTGCCCGCGCCGACGAAGTACAGGACTTCCTGTAACTGATCGGTGGTAGCAATGCCTGTTACAGTGACGTTACCCGCCGCCGCACCGGCGACCAGCAGGTGGTAGTCGGAACCGCCAACCGCACCGGCGTCGGCCGGGAGCAGCAGCACGGAAATCAGATCGCCCGCAACGCCGGAGGTCAGCGCCTGCCCAAGCTGGGAGCCGCTGGCCGCCGTCGAAGCAATGGCCGCACCGTTGGCATCAGACGACACGCGGTTGCCCGCCGTGATCGTGCCGCCCGCGTAAATCTTGCTGACGCCGCCAACAGCAACGTTGCCCCCATGGCCGGCGACGTTGGGCTTGTCCTGCAACACGCCAGTAGCGGCGGAACCCGCAACGGCAGTGGCAATCTGGCCACTGCCGTTCAGCATGACGAAAAGGTATTGCTTGGTCGACAAATCACCCGAAGCGGGCAACGTCAGAGATCGAAGAATTGCTTCAAATGCCATAACGGCGTACTCCCCTTACAGGCGTTTGGTAACGCGGGTTTCCGCGTACAGGTTGGGGTTCTGATCCAGGGCCATGCCGTAGGCTTTGGCGTAAGAGATCATCGGGTTCTTGGCGATGATTTCCGCCGCCTTGGCCTTGAGAACCGACTCGGCATCGGTTCCGTTCGGGTCGCTCTGGGACGAACCGATCTCAGAGAACAGGCCACCCTTGCGGATTTGTTCGGCCTTGGCTTTCAGAACCGTTTCCACGCGAGCGACCAGTTCGGGGTTCGCCTTGTGAATGTCCAGCAGCAGGGCACCATCGACGCCCAGAGGCGCGGCGCGTTTGGCGAAGGTTTCGGCCAGGGCAGTCTGCTCCATGGCGTCGAAGCGTTTCTTCAAGTCTTCCGCTTCGGTAAGCTGTTTCAGCACGCTTTCCGGCAGACCAGCCTTGGAGATCTCGGTCACAAGTGCTTCGCGCTCGGCAAACGACTTGCTGACGAAGGCCAGCTTATCAGCCTCACTGGCAAGGGAGCTGAAATGTGCCGACTGCGCCTGGGGCAACAGCGACTTGATGACGCCGGTCAGCGCATCCAAACTTTTCTTCACGTCTTCTGTCATCACGCCCGCTCCTTTGTTGATATCGCCGTCAGCGGCGTGTTCTGAACCCAGGGTGACACCGATCACCAGGGCCTTTTCGATGGACTCATGCCCGAATTCCAGAACGTCGTCCAAGAATGCAGTGAACGCCTTCTGGACTTCCTGGTCGGTATCGGGGCCACCTTCTTTGTCGAGGCCCTCGAGGGCCTTCAGAAACCCATGGGCAGCGTTACCGACGCCAGACTCGAACTCGGACGAGGGGTTTTCATCGCCGTCCGGCTCGCCCTCGCCAGTTTCATCATCGGGGCCATCATCGGCAGTCGTTTTCGGTTTCGGGTTCGTCATCCTGGTTCCCCGCCTCCTGCGCTTCACATGCCTAAGCGTCTAAGGGCTTCTGATTTGAAGTAAGGCTATCATACAACGCGCTAACAAAATCTTCCAGTGCTTTTATCTGGTCCGGCGTAAAAGTTTCCGCTTTTTTGATAGCCCCGCGCATCCGTGCAACAATCGCATCCGCCTTTGTTCCAATCATGCGGCCTGCTTCTTGCGCAAGGATACCAGCTTCCGGCGGAAGATCTACTGCACCACCGAGTGATGCCGCATAGTTGACGATAACCGCACCGGCTTCACCGGCAATACGGCCCCCGACGCGCCCAAGCCACGCCGCTTTTCCTTCGCCAGGGGCAGGGCGGACATGATTGGCGGCGGCGCGGATTTGGGCACGGACCTCAGACATACGTGGGGTTTCTTCGGCTTTGTCATGACCGACGTGGGGGTGCGGCTGGCCTTCGCGGGGGCCGGAACCGGGACCGCCTTTGCTTACACGCTGGCGTGCGGCGGCACGTTTGGCAGCCTTTGCCGCTTTATCTGCCTTTATTTCCTTGTAAGACGAATATGCCGCGAGGGAACCAAGTGCTACACTACCGATAGCCCCCCCGATCTTACGGCCCAAAACTGCCGTAGCCCACTTCTGACGTGACAGTGTCTGTTTGTACGCCGTTTCACCGGCCTGCTTCGCGCGTTTAAGCCGGGCTTGCGACGTATCTTTTGCCTCTTTTGTGGAATGCTTGTCATAGACTTTCTTCGCCCAGGCATCAGCAGAAACAGCAGCTTCTTTCATATCGCCCCCACGCGCTGCGGCCTCTTCCATGATCTTGCGGCGGGCAGAATTGGCGTATTCCCGTGCCTTAGCCGTCGATGAACCGCCCTTTAGTGCCTCGTCATAGGCGGCGCTAAACGCATTCCTTGCGGCTGACTCTGCTTTTTTTCCAGCCCGCCCAATACCCCCGACGGCCCGTCCGGCAAGCCCCCCAACGGCACCACCCAAAGCGCCCCCGACGAAGGCCCCAGAAACGCCATTCGTAGCAACGTTCGCTT